ACTTGATCATGTTATCGATCTTCGTCTTTGCAGTTTCCAGCTGTGTGGACAGATTATCAAGATTAACCTTTCCGAGTTCGTCAAGCTTCGTCTTTGTGTCGCTCAGCGTCGGCGTGTAAAGCGTGACCACATACAGCTTATCCGCGATTGTCTGAAGGTTCGTAGACATCGTCCCGAACTCAACTTCAGCAAGTGTGGAAAGTGTAGTGGTCAGCTTTTCCAGGTTGGTGTACGCGTCGCCGGCGTCCTTGCCGGTCTTGGCGATACTGCCGACCGCAGTGGCTACCGCCGTCAGCGTAGCAGCCAGGTCGAAGAAGCCGGTCTGGTTAACCAGCTTAATGATCGCGTCCGCCAGCGCGGAGAATCCTGTGCCGGCTTTTTCAGCGCCGTCGCCGAGGGCTTCGACTACACCCTTCAGAGAGTCAAGAACCTTAGCAAATGATTCATTGATGGAGGCTATCGCCGTCCCGATGGATTCGATTACGGTTCCGATCGCCGTTCCGATGGATTCGATCAGGCCGCCGATCGCGCCGATCGGCTCCGCGAGAGACGAACTCAAACCGGAGAAGGAATCGACGATTGTAGCGACGCTCCCGCCGATGCTTTCCACAACTCCGGAGACAGCGGTCCCTATCTTTTCAATTGCTTCGCCGATGGAATCAATGACCGGGCTCACATCTGTAAGCAGATTCGAGAAACTGTCAACGATTCCGACGATGTTTGTCCCGACGCTGTCAACAATATTGACAACCGCAGTCCCGATTTCTTCGATCACGCCGCCGATGGCCTCAATCGGTTCAACCAGAGAGACTGCCAGGCCGGAAAAGGCGTCAACGATTCCTACAATGTTTTCTCCGACAGCGTCAACGATCTCGACTACCTTGTCGCCTATCGTAGCCACCAGCCCGGAGATCTCTTCGATTATTGGACCGATAGAGGAAACAAGCTCCGTAAAGGATGCAACAATCTCCGGGATCTTTTCGACGGTCGTTTCGACCATGTCCGTGATGTCCGGGATATACGGAGCAATCGCCTCGACGATATCCGTGATCGCGCCGCTGATTGTTCCGACAAGGTCAGTAAACGCGGCAATAATATCCGGAAGTGCTGTGACAGTCGTTTCGACCATGTCGGTAATATCCGGAATATAAGGCGCGATTGCTTCCGCGATATCCGTTATGGCGCCGGTTATCGTCTCAACGATGCCGTTAAAGCTGTCAATGATGTTCGGCAGCTGCGCCACCGTCTCATTGACCATGTTCGTGATCTCTGGGATGTACGGCGCAAGAGCCTCAACGATATCCGTTACGGCTGTGGTAATGGTCTCTACCACATCGGAGAATGTTGTCGTAATATCCGACATCAGCGGCTCAAAAGCCGTGATGATATCAGCGATTCCTTCAGAGATGGCAGGGAAAGCGTCAGCGATGGCCGTCCCGATAGACGTCATGATTGTGCCGATAGCTTCCGCGATTCCAGGCGCATTCTCATTCAGGCCGGAAAGGATATTAGTCGTGATCTCTGCGCCCTGGGCCAGCAGATCCGGCAGCGCCTCACCTATCGTTGTGACGATGTCGCCCATGGATCCCGCTATGGTTGTCAGGATCGTCGGTGCGTTCTCCGTGATCCCGTCGATCAGGTTGGAGACGATATCTCCGCCCTTGCTCAGGATATCCGGGAGCTTCTGGACGATGCCGGTCACAAAGTTGGTGATCGCCGTGGCCGCGCTGGTGATCAGCTGCGGCGCGTTGTCAATGATGCCTGTTACCAGCATGGTCACCAGATCCGCCGCGGTTGTCAGCAGTTCCGGCAGCTTCTCTGACAGAGACGTCATGAAGTTCGACAGGATAGTCGTCGCCTTCGCCATCATCTCCGGACCGTTTTCCACGATTCCTTTGACAAGCTCCGTCAGGATAGAGAGGCCCGTGTCCAGGAGCGCCGGGATCGCTGAAACGATATTAGTGGCGAGCGTTGTGATAATGTTCGCCGCCAGCGGCATCAGCAGAGGCAGGTTCTCCGTAATGGCGCCCAGGATGGACGATACGATTTCAGATCCTGTCGAGATGATATCCGGCAGCACTTCCTGGATCTTTGCGGAGATACTGGCCACGCCTTCCTTGATCTTTGCGACGCCGCCTTCACTGTCTCCGGAGAAGATCTCCGTCAGGCCGTCCATGATCGTCGTGATTCCCGGCAGGAACTGCGCGATCATCTGGTTTTTGAGTCCCTGGAAGCTCTGCGTCATGTTCTGCAGAGAATCCTGGAAGGCCGCAGCGGCCTTGACGTCTTCCTCAGACATGACGATTCCGAGATCGTGCGCCTGCTGGCGCATGGCCTCAATTTCCTCCGCGGACATATTCAGCAGAGCGCCCATCTCTGTGGCGCCCTTGCCGAAAAGATCCTGCGCGATCCGCGCTTTTTCGCTTTCATCCTCCACGCCGGCCAGCGCGGTGATCGTCTTGTTCCAGAGTTCTTCCTTGCTCATGCTCGCAGCGTCTTCCGCTGAGATGCCGAGCTTCTCGAAAGCGTCGGATCCGTTCTCCGCAGCTGTCGAGAGTTTTACCATTGAATTCTTGAGAGAATCCATGCTCGTCCCGGAATGCTGCGCGACGAAATCCCATTCCTGATAGGCGTCGCTTGAGATACCCAGCTTCTTGGACATTTTATCGATATGGTCGCCGAAGTCAGCCGTAGCTTTCGCGGCGCTGTAGAAAGATGCGGACAGAGCGGACACCGTGCCGACGGCCGCAGTGATGGCCGTGCCGATCGCCTTCGCCCCTGTTTTGATTGCGCTGCCAAAGTTCGAGGAGAATTTCTTCCCGGAGGACTTGCCGGCCTTGTCGGCCGCGGTATCCGTCGCGGACGTCATTTCCTTCGTGATCGTCTGCTGGGCGCCTTTCATAGTCGGGATGATAGTTACCGACGCCTGCGCGACCTCGATCATTGACGATTCGCCTCCTTCCGCTCTTTCCGTTTTTTATCAAACCACGCCCGCAGCTCATCCGGCGGGAGTGCGTTCTTTCCGATTTTCTTCTTGTCGTTATCACCCGGCCGCGAGTACTTCTTCGGCTGCTTCGCTTTCTTGCCGGAGCCCAGGGCGCAGATGTTCGCGTTGATCATAGCCAGGACATCAAAGATGTCGGCCAGGATCGCGTTCGTCTTTACAGTGCTCCCCCATGCGGTCAGCTCCGGGTCCATTTCACGCGCCGTCTCGCTGTCTACGTCCAGGTGACGCAAAAAAGCACCGAGCGCACTCCACGAAAGAGTGCGCCCGATGTCTTCCAGGCTGCGGCCTGCCTTGATCAGCAGGTCTTTTTCGACAGCCTCGCGGTGTTCTGTTATGAATTCGGCGAGGCCTTCGATTCCCCCAGCTTCTCCTTGCCTTCGCTCATCGCGTAGGCGTTAAAGATTTCGTAGAATTCCATGTCTTCGAGGCCCTTGCCTTCCAGCTCCGGGCACTTGCCGAGAATGAACTTCTTGATCTTCTCGCCCTGCTTGACGATGGTCGTCTCGTCGCCGAGCTTGGCCATCAGCTGCGCGTCCTCGAAAGAGAGGCTCGACAGCGGCGGGAGAGAATAGATCTTGTCGGGGGCGTCTTCCAGCGCAAACTGAAAGCGCTGGCGTTTTTTAAGAGTGAATACTTCAGCCATGATTTTTATCTCCTTTTTTATGGTTTTTGATTAGGCGTCGTCGTCATCGCCCGGCGTCGGCGCGGTAACCTGGCCGTCATCCTTCATGAAGGTCCAGGCATCTGCGGAAACCGTAGCGTTCCATGTGATCGCAGATCCGGGAGCGAAAGAGATGTCATCCAGTGCGGTAATGAATCCGCTGGTCGTTCCGAGCATGAAGGTATCGTCTCCGTCCTTCATCAGGAACATGAAAGCCTCTTCCTCACTCATGACGCCTTCCTTGACTTCGATGGAAGTCAGAGCGCCGTGGGCGGCACTCGCCGAAGCTGTCGTCACATTGTCCTCGCCGAAGAGCGTCACAAGGACCTCCTCAGTCGTGGAAATGATCGGGGCGGCTACCGTGCCGGTAGAGTCACTCTGCAGCTGGCGGCGGATGCTGTTGCTCCAATCCTTCAGCGGTTCGGCAGAGCGGCCATGGTGCCAGGTGATACCATCCTGGGCGATATACCCGACTTCGACCCAGTCCGTCGAGGTAAGGTCTGCGGTCGGATAGGCCGGGAGCGCGGTGTTCTTCGGAGCATGGAAAAACATGCCCGTTGCCGCGCCGGTTCCGAGGTTAACTGCATTACTGCCCATTAGCTTGTCCTCCTATCAGGTGGATTTCTGGCCGTCGTCCTTCATGAAGGTCCAGGCGTCCGCGCTGACCGTGGCATTCCAGGTAATGGCGGAACCGGGAGCAAAGGAAACGTCGTCCAGAGCGGTGATCAGGCCCTTGGTGGTCCCCAGCATGAAGGTATCGTCTCCGTCCTTCATCAGGAACAGGAAGGCTTCCTCGCCGGACATAACGCCTTCTTTGACTTCGATCTTCTCCAGCTTGCCGTGGCCGGAGGTCGCAGCGCTCTCAACAACAGCGCTCGCGCCGAAGAGGGTCTGCAGGACTTCCTTGGTCGTGGAGATGATCGGAGCGGCCACGGTGCCGGTGGCGTCGCTCTGGAGCTGCCTGCGGATGGAGTTGCTCCAGTCCTTCAGCGGCTCAGCGGACCGGCCGTGATGCCAGGTGATGCCGTCAGCGGCGATGAATCCGACTTCTTTCCAGGCGCTGCCCAGCGTCTCAGTCGGATAGGTCGGAAGAGCGGTACCGGACACGGCATGGAAGAACATACCGGACGCGGCACCAGTACCGAGGTTAACTGCATTGCTGCCCATGTGTTTATCCTCCTCAATAAGTTAGAGTTTTGTTTTCCAGATGCGCCACGACGCGGATCCGCGCCGAGTACATCGCAAGATCCGGACGCGCCGGGTCAGATCCCCAGCTGCCGGAAGTGTTTACCTCCACATACCGGATCGCGGTTGTCTGATCTCCCGCGGCCTTCCGCAGCAGTCCGATCGCGTTCCGGAGTGTTTCGTTCGCGGTACCTTCATCGGTTGCCCTGGCGTCCAGCGTCACGTCGAATGTGTCGATCTGTCCGTCAGCGTCCGATCCGCCAACCTGTGTGACCAGGATGGACGGCGTAGAAAAGTCCGCAGGGAGCGGGCGGCAGTATACGGTCATATAGCTTTTCAGCGCGTTCCGGATTTCGTCTTCGATGTCTACGGACCGCCTGATCTGTACGCTGTTACTCACCCGAACTCACCGCCCTGCTCAATGCCTTGTCTTCAGCCTCCGCCAGCTGGCTCTTCCTGTCCGTCGTATAGACGAAACCAAGAGCACGCTGGCTGCCGTATGCGCGTCCGATACGTGTTCCGCTATGGAATCCCGTTCCTCCGCGTGTGTTGTTTGCATTCGCTCTCGCGTAAATGCCATTTGTCGCGGACTGTACCGCGCTCATTGTCCCGTCAGATGTCAGGATCTGCTCGAAGCCTTCCGAGAAGAATTCAATCTCGATCTGCTTAGCCATTATCCTGTCCACCTTTCCAGCTGCGCCTGAATGCTGCTGACTCTCCCTGTCGGAGAATTCCACACCCGCGGCTCCCCGATGATCTGATAGTCCTTGCCGTCAAACTGAATCTTATCGCCGGCAATTACGTCAGATCCCGGAGGAAAATAACAGGTGTAACCATCAGAGACAGCCAGGACACGACCATCCTGGGAGAGCGAGGTTCCCGCCGGCTGCATGGAGCACCCGGTGATACTCAGGCTCGTAGCCTTCGACCAATCCGGTATAAGGGATCCGCGGCTGTCTTTCGTGCCGGGCCGGACTCTCGTCACGGTGTCGTTAGCCCAAGATGGAAGCATCAGAACACCTCCCGCAGCTTGTAAGGCGAAAGCACCTCTTTGTTATCGTCGGCAAGCGCCGTCGAGCGTGCGGAGTTGATCCAGTTCGACGAATACGTAATGGAGACGCCGCCAGCGGATTCCGACTGCACGCCGGCAGGAGATACCAGCGCATGTGTTACCCTGTGGGCGATCAGTTCCTTAATCGCAGCCATACGCGCATCCGGAATGCCGGCGGTATACGTGACAACGATCTCCGTTTTCCGGGTGATCTTGCTGCTGTATACGTCGAACAACCGAAGCAGGCCGCAGGATTCCAATGCGTAATCCGTCCAGGCTTCCCCGCCGATCGTGACGGACGTGATCCCGGTAACGAAAGTCGCCGGCAGCTGGATGAGGAAATCGCCATAAGTGCGCTTGATCCTGCCATCGCCGTACAAAAGGCGCTCAGAGAAAGAGCACGCGCTGACCGGGTTAATGTGCCATCCGCAATAATTCCGGATTGCCTCGCTCGCTGCGGCCAGGTTCGCCGGGATCCTCGTGTCTCCCGCGTACTTGTTCGCAGTGATTGCGTTGAATTCGACTTCAGTCAGCAGAGCCGGCAGAGCGTCCGCGTCTGTGATGGTATAACCCCACGTCGTCTGCAGGCTCATTTGTTCGCCGCCTTTCCGGTTTTGTTAGCGGGCTTAGCGGCTTTCGCCTTCGGCTCCGCTTTCTTCGCCTTCTTGGCTTCGCCCGATTCCAGCTCAACCATCTTCGTTCCGTCAAATGCGAGCTTCTTCATTGGTGCTTCACCTTCTTTCGGAAAAAGGACGCAGTCTTTCGGCTGCGCCCCTTGTCGTTAATCCTCTTCTTTCGGTTCCATAACCAGCCCGTCGAACTTGTAAACGTTCATATAGGTCACGCCGTCAACCACTGAGTAATACTCAATGCCTTCGGAGTTCACGATATGCAGGATGTACAAGCCGTCCGGATCCAGTTCAACCGGGTCCGCGGTGCTGCCCAGAGGCCGCACGGCGATGGATGACGCGCCATCATCTTCAGCGTGAAGCGCGAGGAAGTGGCCTTCCTGGAGTTCCGGATGAGTTGCATCAAATCCGGTGTACCCTGTCACATAATGCAGAGTACCGCTGATCACGCCGTTGCTGATTACGACATCTTCCTGCAGATCACTGGCTTTCTTGCCAAGGAGATCTGTGTCTTCCGATATATCTGCGTCAACCGAAAGACTTACTGAGGGTCCGTAGCCGCCTTTACGATCTTCACAAAGCCGGCAGGCCGACGAACGGCCAGGGCCAGGCGCTCTTCAGCGCGGATCGTCATGCGGTTCTTCTGGAAGTCATCGGTATCGGTGTTGGTCGCTTCGACCCGGACGCCGCCCTTGCTCACGACAGAGCCGCAGGGCTTGAAGGAGCCGACGAAGATCTCGCCCTTGGCGGAACCAGCGACAGGAGCTTCAGCGAAGGAGCTGCAGTATACCGGCACGCCCCAGATCTGCTTGCCCTGTCCGTCAGCGAAGTAGCCGCCGCCGATGTATTCGTTGGTGCTGGCATACTTGCCCAGCCGCAGGATCTCCCAGGTCTTCGGGTTCATGATGATCGCGTCAGCAGCGAAACCGGAATCGGCCTGCAC